GCCGCCCATGGAGGGAGAAACCGCCAACGAAGCAGCACAGCGGAATTTCAAAAAGCTGCTGAACATCCTTTGCAGAGAGCATCCCGCCGAAGTCGGCAAAATCAGCGATATGCTATGGGTGCTGGATGAGGGAGAAAAGGCCCCGAATGTATTGGTTACTGCTTCCCGTATCGTTGGCCGGAGCGATGTTCTGAGTTTTTTTACGTCTCTTGGGAGTGTGGGGCCGGAAAAGTCCGCCAACTGATTTATTCAGTGCCGCCGCTTTTGTGGGAATATCTTCCGTTCCACCACACTTGGCAAATTGCCATTGAGCATGAAACACAGCGGGCAAAACAGTACGCTTTCGAGGTTTATGTCACGGATGCCCTGAAAGTGCTTACTGAGAACATGGCCCACGCTTTTGGAGGAAACGCAATGAGCCAACGCCTGCATGATATGCTGGAACAGGCAGCAAAGCCGGAGGATTCCAGGACGGCGGACGAAATCATAGCCGAAATCAAAGAAAAACTTGCAAAGATGGGAGATGAAAAAGAAAATTGAGTATTCAAGATTTGATGGTTCGCATATTGGTTGATGACAGCGGGGTTGACAGTGGACTGAAATCTGCGGGGAAAAGTGTTTCTTCCTTTGGAAGTCTGGTTAAAGCCAATCTTGCAAGTCGCGCAATATGGGAGGGCATGGAACGGGTAGGCAGCGCCGTAAAGGCCATAGGCAAAGGGGCGCTTTCAGCTTATGCCAACTATGAGCAGCTTGTAGGTGGCGTTGAAACACTGTTCGGCGCTGGCGGGAAGAGCTTAACGGAGTACGTAAACGATATTGGAACATACTCTTCCGAGGTCAGCAAACAATACAATCGCCTGATTGCAGCCCAGAAAGCGGTCATGGCCGATGCGGACGCGGCCTATAAAACAGCGGGCCTATCGGCCAACGACTATATGGAGACCGTTACCGGCTTTGCTGCCGCGCTGAACAGCAGCCTGGGCGGGAACACGCAAAAGGCCGCTGAATATGCCAATATGGCCGTTGTGGATATGGCCGACAACGCAAACAAGATGGGCACCGGCATGGAGAGCATACAAAATGCTTACCAGGGTTTTGCAAAACAGAACTATACTATGCTGGACAATCTAAAACTGGGCTACGGCGGCACAAAATCCGAAATGGAACGACTGCTTAAAACTGCGAACGAAATCAACAAGGAGCAGGGTATCCACACGGATTACCAAATCAGTAACTATGCTGACATTGTGGAGGCCATCCACACGGTACAAACAAATATGGGAATCACCGGCACAACCGCCAAAGAAGCCGCCACAACGGTTTCCGGCTCTGTGAACTCCATGAAGGCAGCGTGGCAGAACTGGCTTACCGGCCTAGGCAATAGCGGTGCTGATATGAAAAAGCTTTCGTCAATGCTGTTTGAAAGCTTTCAAACCGTTGTCGAAAATGTGAAGCCTGTTGCCCAAAATATTCTTTCGGCTATGGCCGAAACGCTGCAGACTTCCGGGCCACAGATCATCGGGCAAGCCTTTTCTTTCATCACCGAAAGCCTGCCGGAGCTAATCAGCACCGGCGGCGCATTGGTTGACAGTATTTTGCAGGGCGTCGAAACAAACCTTCCGCTGCTGATCGATTCAGGAATTGACATTGCTTTGCAGCTTGCGGAGGGGCTTGTATCCGGTATTCCCGAGCTTATTGCAAAGGTGCCGGAGCTGATTTCTTCCATATCTTCCGCCATAACTGGGAAACTGTCAGATATTCAGGAAGCGGGCGGGAAGATTGTGGAAGCGCTGCAAACTGCGCTTGATAGTGCAGGCTTTGACATAGACCTTTCCGATGTCCTGAGCAAATTTCAGGAGCTTGCACCCGCTATTGCGGGCGTAACCGCTGCTGTGGTTGCATTCAAGGCCGCCATGGCAATTGCCTCTATCATTCAAGGTGTTTCCGGGGCAATTACGGCATTTAAGACAGCAAACGAGGCCGCCACTGTTTCGCAGGCGCTATTGAATGCCGTCATGAATGCAAATCCCTTTGTGCTGATCGTAACGGCCATAGCCGGAGTTGTGGCGGCACTTGTAACGCTTTGGAATACAAACGATGGATTCCGCGAAGCTGTTACAACTGCGTGGGAGGCAATCAAAGCCACTGTTCAAACCGTGGCAGCAGCGATTGGAACGGCTTTCTCGGCTGCCTGGGCGGCAGTGCAAAGCGCGTGGGCGGCGGCTGCTGGCTTTTTCTCTGAAATTTGGGCGCAGATCACCGCCGTATTTGCCCCGGTTGTAGAAACCTTGAGCCAGATATTCACAGACGCATGGAATGCGATCAAAGGCGTTCTTGACACCTGGGCGCAGTATTTTTCCGAAGTATGGGAAAACTGCAAAGCGGCCTTTAATGACGCTGTTTCCGTCGGCTCAAAAATCATTGAGGACATAAAAAGCGGAATTTCTTCCGCCTGGGAAAGCCTGGTAGGCTGGTTTACCGGCATTTGGAATTCTGTATTTGGGAATCTGAGTGCAAATGTCAGTGTCAATTACGGCAGCAGCGGGGGCAGTGGAGGCCGTGCCATTGGTATGGATTACGTGCCGTATAACGGTTTCCCCGCCGTCCTCCACAGAGGGGAAGCCGTCCTGACGCATTACGAAGCCGACCAGTGGCGGCGAGGCCGCAGCGGCGGAAATGGGCAGGGTATCACCATTGTGCAAAATATCCACGCTACCCCCCAGACCCCGGCCCAGCTGGCGGCGGCAACAGAGGTATATTTCCAGCGGGCGAGGTGGGCTTTTTAGTGGCAACAAGACGAACTACCAGCGGAAAAAATGGAATTCTGAAATACGAAATTGAGATCACAGACAAAAGCGATGAAGTGAGCGCGGCCATTCATGAAGCTGTCCGGGTTTCCCTTGAGCGGTGCGGACTTCTGGTTGAGGCGTATGCAAAAGCCCTTGTCCATGTTGTGACCGGCAGGCTGCGGAACAGCATCACACACGAAGTCGGAGACAAAGAAGTCACGATTGGAAGTGACGTTTCTTATGCCGGATTTGAGGAGGAGGGAACCAGCAAGCGACCACCGCACCCATTTTTGCGCCCTGCTTTGGAAGAACACAAAGCAGAGTACGTGAAGATCATCGAAGAGGAAATCAACAGCGCAAATAGCTAATGCCTCCACGCCCCGCCACAGCGAAGAAAAGCCTTGTGGCGGGCAAACAAAGAAATGGAGAAAAAACAATGGAAGAAAAGAAATTGACACCCATTAAAGCCATTCGAGCAAAGTGTCTGGATTGCTGTTGTGGCAACTCTAACGAAGTAAAGCTATGCACCGTTGAGCGCTGCGCCCTTTGGCCGTATCGGGAGGGCCACAACCCATATATCGCAAAGCGAGAGCTTACAGACGAACAACGGGCAGAGATTGGAAAGCGGCTTGCAGAAAAACGCATGGCCGTTACCGTTGCAAACGCGGCAAACTGATTCAGGGGTATAAACACACCACCCAAAGCAGAAAAGCCGGAATATCCAAGCGGAAAAGAGGCCCGCAGACACCACACGGCAAAGGAACGCCGTGGAGGGCCAGGGGCATTCTCCTGTCTCCGGGCTTGTGTGGGCCTCTGGGAGCTAATGTGTTCAATGTCAGGTCTTATCAGGTTTGATTTCAAGTTTTCTCAAGTTTTCCCCACGATTGAATTTAAGGTTTTCTAAGTTTTTCCCATGATTGAATATTAGGTTTTCTTAGGCTTTTCACCTGCTGACAGTTTCCAGAACCTCAGAAAACCTCAAATTCTTTTCCGTATATTCGGGCCAAACTACTTGTAAAAACCTGTAATTCACTTGCCTGTAATTTGCCGGTAACTTTCCAAAAAGTGAATCTTTTTTTGCAAATATTCACAGTATAGATAGCAAAAGCGCCCCGGGCGGTCAGGCCCAGGGCGCAGCAAGGGGAAGCTACAGGAAGCCCATGTACTCCGCTACCGTATACATGAATTCTTTCATCCATTTTGTAGCGGTGCTTTCAGATACGTATATGGCCATAGCCGCGCCTGGAACGTTGTACTGCTGCCGCCTCAATACCAGATCAACCAGCTTTAGGCGTTCTTCACCTCTGCGCAACTGCTTCGTATCGTCCAGGGCCTTTTTCAAAGCTAAGCGCGTTATAGCTTCCTGCATTGTCTCCGGGGGCTGCTGTATGTCACGAATGTTGTAAATGACCGCTTTTTTCACGTAGCTATACCACCAGTATTTAGGGCGTGACAATGCTTTCACCTCCAATCATAAAGAACCTTTTATAGCATTCCTTTACAATGTTGTGGCCGCGTCCTGGGCCATTTTCTCACTTACTGCTGTATCGATGTATTTGTTTAGACTTACTCCTGCAGCACTTGCAGCCGCTTGAATTTCTTCTTTCCTACCTTTTTTTACAACGTAATTGATTCTGTCGTAGGCTTTGGCATTATATTTTGCTTTGCTTTCGTTGCTTGTCTTCCCGCTCAAACTTTCACCTTCTTTCTGTATAGTTATGTTACACCATTCACAATACTTGTGCAAGTATGCATTATTAACAAAATCAACAATAGGCATACTTGCGCATTTTGTTTATTATTCCATCTTGCATACTTATGTAAGTATGCTATAATAGGCACATACAGAGAGGGAGCGCAAGCTAAACCGTATCGCTCGACCCTAGAATAAACGGTTTCGGAACGGTGACAGCACGGAGAGACGAGCAAGGCAAAATTCAGGAGGTACACACAATGAGTATTCAGGAAATTGACATCAAGGTAAAAGAGCTACGGGAGCTGCAAGCCATGGTGGAAGAGGCCACAGCCCAGATCGAGGCCATCAAGGATTCCATCAAACTGAAAATGATGGACGAGGGAACAGAAGTGCTCCAGGGCGACGGCTGGAAAGCCACCTGGCACACCGTTACCACAAGCCGTCTGGACAGCAAGGCCCTGAAAGCCGCTTTCCCCGATCTGGTAGCCCAGTACAGCAAAAACACCAGCACCGCCCGATTCACCCTGGTATGAAAAAAGCCCCTTGCGCAAGCCCTGGAAAAGCAAGAGCGCAAGAAGCCCAGTAACCCCGGCGGGGTCAAGGTCATTATAGCCAAGATCCCGCCACACGTCAAGAGAAAGGATTAAAGAATCATGGTAAAAACGAAAGCTATTGCACTGTCCGACATTGGAGAAGTTGAACTTGACCTTGACCACCTGGACAACCTCTTGGGGCTGTACGCCGAATTCATGAACGATGAACTCATGCAGCTGCGGCAGGACAAAGAAAAGAGCTGGCAAGGAAAAGCCTTCTTGCAGCGCTACGACATGGCCGACAGCCTTTTACGAGCGATCATGGAATCATTGGCCGCCACACGGGCAAATGTGGAACGGCTGAGCAATACCACCGCCGTGGCGGGCCTTCCGGCTGAGCTGCAAAGCCTGACCGCAGACCAAAAGCGGGAGCTTCTGGAGCAGGTGATTGAACACAAAGGGTAAAGGAATTCCCCCGCTGCGCCGGCTCAAAGTGCAGCGGGGGAATGTCAAGCGGTACGGAGCGTATGTGAGAAACGATAACAGAACATTTGTACAACATCCGTATTATAGCCGGCTTGACCGGCATTGTCAAGAGGAAGGAAAACATGGCAAGCATCAAGGAGCGCAACGGTTCCTACCAGATCACTGTAAGCATGGGCCGGGACGTATACGGCAAGCAGATTTTGAAGTATGCAAGTTACACCCCTGAACAA